TAATATACTCTTTAATATGTATGGATGTCTCGCTATATAATTTTATCATAAAACGATAGTTTTGTTTATGTATCTTAAATATATATTCACGAAATCTTGTTTTATTTATATAATTTACAATTACACTTGGAAAAAAAAGTGATGAATTTTCAACAACAGCTACATTAGAATGTTCTACATAAGAATGATGTTTTATATGAATTTTGTTCATTGCATTATGTATTCGTCGCAAAGTATATTTTATATTTGGTTTATGTGGGTCTAAAGAATAATTGTTCTTTAAAAACTGAATATTTTCTATAGTGTTCTGGGTGAAGGTCATATATTATAACTTCATTTTTCTTTTCAATAGTTTCATTTTTCCACCTGACTGATTTGAATTCGAAGAGACTACGATAGAATTCGGAGAAACTGTGATAGAATTGTTCGATCTTTCTGAATTCAAATTTTTTTCTTTACCTTCTCCATTGGTATTTTCTTCACCTTGTTCTTCACCTTCGCCTTCGCCTTCGCCTTCGCCTTCGCCTTCGCCTTCTTCTTCACCTTCGCCTTCACCTTCGCCTTCTTCTTCACCTTCTTCTTCACCTTCGTTTGCATTACCTTCTTCGTTTGCATTACCTTCTTCTTCGCCTTCTTCTTCTTCTTCGCCTTCGACTTCGACTTCTTCATTGTTAGCATTTTTTTCTTCTTCTTCGTCTTCGCCTTCTTCGTTGGCATTACCTTCTTGTTTAAGTTGTAAATTTGGATTTACTATATTTGTCTCTAGAGTATTCTTTTCCTCAAAAGAATCTAATTCATCCAACAATACTAAAGGATCCGCAAATATCATTCGTAAAAAATCATTGTAGGTCATATTGGCATACTTTGATTTGTATTCGTTTATTAAATCATGATTTATTATGGTTTTGTCTTGTATGAAATCTACAACACCATGCGTATCATAAAACCTGAATGTAGAAACCAACAAATCGTAATCTTTGGCATATTTTTTTTTTAATGTTTCAAATAATTTTTCGTATTTTTGTTCAAATGGCTTTGTGTCTTTATTTATTTTATTTTTAATTTGAGTAAGCATTTTAAAATCTTTGCTTAGAATGTATTCATATTTGGTTTGAACCATTTGGTCTAGTTTCAGTTTATTCATAAAATTATCAAAAATCAACATAGATGCTTCGTTATATTCCGTATTATTTCCGCCACGGACAAATTCATATAGACCCAACTTAGAGACAACCTTTTCATATTTGACAACATAAACATATTTATATTCTATTTTATCCAACGATTTTATATCTCCTATCGCAATACATAAATCGTAATGCGAATCGTTAAAATGGACACGTATTTTATATAGATTAGTAGTTTGTCCATTTTCTTCCACAGAATTTAAATCTGTTTCATACATATAGTCTTTCATTAATCCAGAAGATACAGAAGCCATATTTTCCATAATTATAATATATATATATATATATAAATGTCAAATAAGACGAAAAAGTGTAAATCAAAATGCGTCAATTTACCAAGAGACAAATGTTACAAAGGATGTATATATACCGACCATTGTAGATTATCTAGTAAATACAAATTAGATAAAAAAACGTGTAAATTATTAAAAAGAACAGAACCGCCTAGTATTCAAAGTTTTCGAATACCTAAAAAAGATATAGCTTCTAATATTCTTCATCCAAGTATTTTGTCTTATTCGCCTGAGATAAATAAAATATTGGTTCAATCGCGATATAGTCCAAAATATGATATATTTGACGCCATTACACAATGTATGAACATAGATGTAGAAGAATACACCCTAAAAGATTCTATTTTGAAATATTATATTAATCCTAAAATCAAATTAAAAAATGGTGAATGTGTGGCATATTGGAATACAGACGCCCAAGCATTATTTTTAGATAACTTATCAAAACACAATATTATAAATATAGATAGTTTGATTGTCCCTAAACAATCGTATTATAATTGTTGGTTTAATACATCTATTATGATGAATTATATTAGCGATAAAGGTCGTAAATTCAATAAGTATTTTAGACAATATATGATTACAGGTAAAATGAAAAATCTTAATCCCTTTTTAAAAAAACTAAAAGCTCCATTGTTTTTATTCAACATAGCTATAGAGGCAACATTACACGGAAACATATTGGCAAAAATTATGAATACAAATGATTTAATTGAAAAAATACACGAAGGAATTCCAAAAGAATATAAATCTAATATTGTCAATAAAAAGGAATATGGAAATCCATATAATTATCAAATCGCCTTATTGAACTATATATCAAATGAAAAATATGCGTATCATACTCAAAATGGGTTTTTATTATATAGTTATATGAAAGATTATGGTTATGTAAATGTAAATTCAAGCATTATTTGGGCGGAAATAAACCAAAAACGATCAAAGATAATAAATAACAAGGATATTTACTTAATAGACCAATATAAAAAAAAATATATATTAGATTCTTTATTGTTAAGAGACACGAATAAAAAACATTTTTGCTGTTTATTGACTATAAATGGTAAGGAATACAAGTATGATGGTGCGTTTACCCCTTCTATTATTCCTTTTCAGTGGAAAAATAAAATATTTTTAAATTCAAGTAAAGATTTCTTTAATGAAGATTTATTTATGGAAGATAAATCTGTAGCATGGAATATGCGTAATGGTTATCAAGTATTAAATTATTATCGAATATGACCTTTTACAAAATCCATAATATCCATACACTTAAACTTTAATTTTTGATTCACGTTAGGATGCGTTTTTATTTCATTTATATTATTATATAATCCTTCCCATTCTGAATGAAATAATAAATAATCCAATAATTCTTTTATAATGATAAAAATACTTTGTAATAATTCTTCTTTATATTCCATCTTAGTTTTATGTTCTATTTCACATTTTAGCGTGTTCATTAGTTCTTTACATAATTCAACCAAATTATCCAAAGAACAAATATTATATTTCATTAAATTACTAAAAAAAAATAGACTAGCCTTTAATTGTTCTATCTTTTTTACATAATCACAATATTTATCGTAATCATCATTTGGGCTAACATATTCTATTTCACTTAGTAGTTTGCTATGTTTTGAAAAATTTTCTTGAAAAATCTCATAAAAAGTATTGTTTTTTTCAATTAATTCTTTGTATAATAAAGAAAATAATTTAGATAAATGTATATTAGAACTAGCAATTTGAAATATTTTATTCGTAATAATATCTATATCCTTGGTTGTGGTTATGTTTTCAATCATTTCAAACATTTCTACTTTTAACTTATCATAGTTTTTTTCGGTTAATTTATTTAATAATTTACATATGATTCCACAATAATCTTCTTGTTTGTGTATTTTAGTTATTTTGAAAGGTTCGCTTTTGTTATGGATAAATAACTTTTTTTTTATATTCGTAATAATCTCTTTGGTATGTTCAGGAAATTCGTATTGAATATAATCCATAGAAAGCATTATTATTTTATCATAAGAATAATACATTATAATATATAAAACCTATTTTTATATTCGTTCTATATTATCTTAAAAAAAAAAATAACTATATAATGGAATTCAAATTGCCAATACAATATATAGATCATAAATCTGTTTCACCTACTATAATAGATGATATTGATATGAAAAATGCTTACAAAAAAATTTTAGGAGACACCCCTTTAGAATGGTCCTCTTATTATACGTCTAATAAAGAGTTTTTACAAGATAGTCAACTCGTCATTAAAAACTTAGATGTTTCCTGTGTTGATTGTGAATCTATGATGGAGAATTATATGAACTTTCGTTCTGAGACTAATTTTAATGATAAATATCAATACATTAATATTTCAGCACTTGAACCACTCAATCGTTCTGTTTTATTTTTACAAGCACTAAGTTTTTATAATATAACTTCTCCTATTTTTTCATTGATTACTCCTATTTTTATTTTTATTGTTCCTTATTTTATATTAAGATTCAAAAACATTGAAATTAGTACATCTCAATATAGCGATTTATTACAAAATATGATGAAAAATACAAATCTATATAAATTATTTTATACAAATGAATCCATTACATTTCAACAGAGAACTTCTATATTTGCCTCTATTATTTTTTATATTTTTCAAATTTATCAAAACATTATTTCGTGCATTCAGTTTTATAATAATATCCATTCTATTTCAGAATTTATCAGCTCTTATAAAGGTTATTGTATAAATGCGATACACCAAATTGAAAAACTAAATCATTATTTGTCTCCATATAAATCATATGCTTTATTTATAGCACAAAATAATCATCAGAAAAATATTATTCAAAACATTGTAAATAAATTATCACTGATTTTTCCTTATGAGAATACGTTTAGTCGTTTAAGCCAAATTGGGTATATTATGTATGTTTATTATGCGTTGTATTATGATAAAACCTATCATAATGCCTTTTGTTATGCTTATGATTTGAATCACTATATCAACGATATATATTCTTTACAAAAAAAACACATTTCCAAGAAAATAAATATGGCTACGTTCCAAGATACCCATACAAAAATGAAAGGGTCTTATTATTTAGCAAATATAAATGATAAACCTATAAAAAATAATATCACAATGGACAAACAGATTATTGTTACTGGACCAAATGCCTCTGGTAAAACTACTTTGCTGAAATCTATTTTATTGAATACCATTTTGTCTCAGCAAATAGGATTTGGTTGTTATAAACGCGCCAATATTCGTTTATATAATCATTTTCATTCTTATTTGAACATTCCGGATACATCTGGTCGTGATAGTTTATTTCAAGCCGAAGCACGTAGATGTAAAGATATTTTAGAACACGTAGAACAACATTCTAATGAGAGACATTTATGTATTTTTGATGAGTTATATTCTGGTACAAATCCAAACGATGCCATATTATGCGCAAAAATATATCTAAAAGGATTAAAGAGTTATCCATGTGTTGATTTTATTTTAACCACACATTATATTCAACTTTGCGAAGAATTAGACAAGTGTGTCTCTAATTACAAAATGAATGTTATAGAACACAAAGATCAAATAGAATATTTATACAAAATAAAAAAAGGTATTTCTTATGTACACGGTGGTAAACAAATATTAAAAGACTTGAATTATCCAGAATATTTATTTTGATTTCGTTTAAAAGGTATATAAAGATTATAACTATTATGTATAATGGGATTATTAGATATTAGTGGTTTTTTTACAGGTCTAATTATAAATTTATTGTTAATCACTTTGGTATGTTATTATTTCAAACGAAAATATGAAAACATCGAATCAGCTCAAATGGAACAAGCGAAGGTATTGTATGAACTGTTACAACAATCTTCAGAGACAAAGAGCGAAAAGTCCGTTGTAAAACAAAACTATTGTGAAACATTAGATGTTGAAGTAGAAAGCGAACACGATATTGACAATGACGCTGACGATGACGATGACGATGACGATGACGATGTAAGTTCTTCGGATGAAGAAGAAGAAAAACCACAAGATGAACTTATAGAATCGAACGTAACTGAAGAACTAATGGGTGAAACAGATTACAATAAAATGAGTGTAAAATCATTAAGAGATTTATTGACCAATAAGGGAATCAAAACCAATCCAAAAATGAAAAAAAACGACTTGATTCGTTTAGCAAATAGCAAAAAATCACTTGTGATAGATTTAGCCTTTGAAGAAAATTCAATTGAAGTAACCAAACTACCAGAAGAAGAAAAAACAGAAGAAGAAGAATCAACCGAAGAACCACAACCAAACGAAGAGAAATAAATTATAAATATATATTAATGAATAGTAGAACATTTACCGATTATTCGCAAAATTCTTTGAACAATGAAAAAATCAAGAAACAATATGGTATAACAAACAATCAATCTTACCGAGAGTTTTTGGTAAAACATGCTGACCTTATAATGAAAAGAAACTTTCAATCGATAGAACCCTCTATGGAGATTCATAATCCTCCCTATTTATTTTTAGGCATTCATGACGATAGTAAACCAAAAGGATATAGCGAATCCTCTATGAAAGACGTTTATTTGTCTCGAGAAAGGTTGAATGCTATGCACCAGAGGAAATTCATAAATTAATATAAATATATACATATATCTTATATCAATATGATATATGTTAGTATAGATGTTGGAATCAAAAATTTGGCTTACATTATTTATGAGACAAATAATTCAACTATTTTGAAATGGGATGTATTAGAATTATGTAAAGAAAAATCAAATCAGGTAAATTTAATTGATTTAGGAAAAACTATGTGTAACTCGTTTCACGATATTTTTACGCCTTATGAAGTAGAACGAGTCATTATTGAAAATCAAATAGGTCAAAACGCGATACGAATGAAAACACTACAAGGAATGATTACAATGTATTTTATTCAACAAGGAATAAACGATATATATCACTGGAATGCGTGTCACAAATTAAAAGACTATGATATTCCAAAAAAAACTACTTATAGTCAACGTAAAAAATTAAGTATTCAAATTACCGAAAAACTTTTGAAACAAGATTATGTCGAATACCTTGAACATTTTTTATCCCACAAAAAAAAAGATGATTTAGCAGATTGTTTTTTACAATTAAAAGATGCTTTAAAAAAGCAATTAGTAATGCGCTAAATATAAAGCAATAACATATAAGTTATTATAATGGAAGAAATTATTGATTTGGATTTAAATCAAGATAATGTTGATTTTGGTTCAGGTGCCGAATTACTTATGAATGATAAACAAAAATCTACCAATAAAGATATATCTTTAGACAAAGAATTGTCTGAATTAAATGAAATAGAAGATGTAAATATAGGTAAAAATACTGTAAAGATGGACACTCAACCAAGTATTCTATTTAAAAAAATAAGTGAAATCAACATCGAAAAAGAAGTTCAAGAAGTAGAACATAAAACAAAAGAAGATTTACTGAAAGAAAAATTTAATTATTTAAGAAAATTGGAACAACTTGAAAGTAAAGGAGTAACGTTATCCAAAAGATATAGTATGGATTCTTCATTAGATGAAATGAAGGGTGAATATGAACATATTATCTTTGAAAAAGAGAGGAGCAATAGTATGAAGTTTCAAGGAAAGGTATTGACTACCCTTATTACTGGATTAGAATTTTTAAATAATAAATTAGACCCATTTGATATTAAATTAGAAGGATGGTCGGAACAAATTAATGAAAATTTAGAAGATTATGATGATATCTTTTCTGAATTACATGAAAAATATAAATCTAAGGCTAAAATGGCACCCGAATTAAAATTATTATTTCAATTAGCAGGGTCTGGTATGATGATTCATATGACCAATACGATGTTTAAATCAGCTATTCCGGGTATGGACGATATCATGCGTCAAAATCCAGATTTGATGAATCAGTTCACCAAGGCTGCAGTAAGTTCTATGGAAGAAAAAAGTCCGGGATTGAGCAACTTTATGAGCGATTTTGGTATGAATCAATCCTCTGATGCTAGAGAAGATATGAAAGGACCTAAAAATATTGATCAACTTCTAAATCAATTAAATAAGAAGGTGGATATAGAACCAAAAAATGATAGCACAATTAGTGTAGAAGATTTAGAAAATCTAAGCAATGCTTCAGCACCATCTACAAACCGCCGAAAACGAAAAAGCGATAAAAATACAATTCGTTTAGCAGTCTAAATTATGTTCTTTGTATCTTATACAATGGAAGGTAATTATATTCAATTACAACAAAAAATGCAAAATATGAAAATAAACATCAATGAAATCAATCGTATTGTTGAAAAAAAATCTGAAATGATTGCCAGTTTAAAAGAACAACAAAAAGAAATCGACAAAAAAATAACTACGGAAGAACATGGATTAAACGATAATATAAAAAAAAAAGAAGATTTAGAAAAAACTCTTCAAGAGGCAAATAATAGTTATAAACAACTTGAAGAAGCAGTGTCATCCATATTAAATATGATAAATAATAAATGTTAAATAATATATATATATAATTTTGTATGTACATTCCATTAGAATTACAAAATTATATTTTTTCTTTTTTACCTATTTTATCTCCGTCACAAAAAAGATTAAATCATATAGTGAATCATTATAACGTTTATTTTGAAAGAGAATTATGTAAACAATATGATTATCTTACCATTTATAATTGTTGGTTAAATAAAAATCTGGATATCAAAATATTTTTGAAAGATAATAAAATGACTATGTTACAAATACAACAATTATACCATTTTGCATTACCTTTTTTCTATTAATCAAATATAATCTTTTTTATAAATACATACAATAATAAATGTATTGTACTTTGTTTCAAAATGTCCTTTTTTTCATTAGGATTAATCTTTACCATAATAGATATATAAAATAGTTCATAAATAAATATATACAAATAAGAATTGATGGTATCATCCGTTATATGTTTATATTTCAAAAAAGATAACAGTTCATTGGTAGCGTCTTCATTCAAAAGTTCAAGCGATTTTTTCATAAGTTTGTATTTGTGTTTGTGTATATAACGAATGGTTAGTCGTCTATATATATTTATACTTTTCGGCGTGAATAACGTCGTTGATAGTACTTTTTGGATAAGCATCGTTTATTATATGTTTTCTTTTTATTTAATTTCAATTTTTTACCTCCAATAATGAGACGTTTGGTATGTTTCAATAATTTAAATTTAATTTCCTTACAATCATACAATGTGGTTTTTTTAAAGTTTTTTTTGTCTAACAATAAGTTTACATATATGACGTAATCTGGTTTTTTAGAATAAATTATATTTTTATATTGTTTTTTCAGTTCTTCCTTATTCAATAATGATTCGAACGATTCTTCGTATAATTTATAATTTTTTTCATTTTCATTATACTGATATATTTTTATAGGACTATCTAGCTTAAGCTTGTATTGTGTATTGGATATACTAGAACTATTACGTGGCTTCAAATGAAACAACATATTTTCTTGGAACAACAAACGTGTCAATACATCAAAATCTTTATAATAAGTCAACATATTAGTTTCAAGTTTTTCAGGGACTTCATTTTTTAATCTCTGGTAATTTTGCTGTAAAAAAACCTCGTATTTTTTAAGTTCAGTTGGACTTTTGAAATATTTTATCGCCTCAGTTGGACTCGGCTTTTTTGTCAAGAAATCTTCAAATGATTCTTCGGTTATATGATATTCTTTGGGTAAAAAAACTTCTTGACCTTCGTCTAATACTTTATCAATATTATTATGTTTCAACAGTTTAACGTCATTTTCATTAAACACTTTTAAAATCCCATTTTTTGGTTTTATTTGTATTATATTTGTGGGTTCACTTTCAATGGAATAACGATGCAAAATTCCTAACAATGAAGTATCTATATTTATATAAAAAACAATATTATCTTCCTTTTTTTCTTCAAAAATTAACTCTTTTAGTTTTAATGTAAATTTATATTTTGTTTTACGAATATTTGTTAATTTACCAATACACCTATATTTTTCATTTACTTTATATTTGCTTACAACATCCTTAAACTTTTCGTCATTATTTTCTTCTTGTGTAAAATATGTTTCATCTATTTTTACAGTAGGTAATTCATAATAATAATCTTTATTCAAAGTAGATATATCCTTCTCTAGAAAATCGGTGGAATACAATACAAGTACTTTATAGAATTTAGATTGTAAAGCATAATCTTCACGTATATTTCTATTACGACTATAGTTATATAACGTTTCATAGAAAACTATTTTTCTAGATTTACTTTTTCCTTTCTTTAAAATATCCAATAATCCTTCCAGAGAGTCTTCATTTTTACTATTTATTTCTAAACTAGTAACAAAAGGTAATTTTCTTATTTTATCCAATTTTTTTTGTTCAAATATATCCTTATATGGAACGAGTTTTGTTTTAGTATCTTTTACTTTGAATCTAAATTCCAAATGTTTCTCATCATATAAAGGAATATGATATACCACCTTGATGTATTGAGTACTCATATTTTTCTTTTGTATTTTTCTTAAATTACTTTCTATTATGTTTGTAATATAGTCGTCTTTGCTTATTTTTTCATGTTCATAGTTGATTATTTTTGTTTTATCTATATTATTATTATAGGTTTGGTCCAAAACATCATCTTTATAAGGCATTATGATGTAATGAAATACACCTTCGGTGTTTTCAATATAAGAATTGAACTTTAATTTATTTATTTTGTCGTCAATATGAGAATCTTTCTTATTAATTGTTTGATTTTCTATAAATTCTCCAAAGTCTTTTGATAGTTCATCCAAATAATTCGACATCTTATCATTGGGTAATAAATCATACAAAGACGAAATAGGTTTTATCACGATGGATATTTCACTTTTAATCATACTATATATATCAAATAAAATTTTCTTTGTAAAGACTATGTTCAACGAGTGAATCTTTACTCTTTTTTTGCGCATGAGCTTTTTTTAAAATACGAATAGAATCGTTGATATCTTTTTGGGTAATATTTCCTGAAAAGTCTTCCACTTTACAATTAGAAGGTATGATACAATATTTACTTTGGTCATTCAATAAATAATCCGCCATAATTAAAAACATTATGGTTAATGCAATAGATATAATGATGTCTCGTGTACCCATCCATATGATGGCAAATATAAGCAACTGTTTACCAAAAATATATTTCACATAATATTCTTGTGATTTGCTTAATTCTAATGTAGCATATCTAGAACATATATTCATAATCAGAATGATTACTCCCGCAAAAATTTTATTATTGTTTAGCGAATCATAATAATCCATAAAAGAAAGTTTTTTTTTACCCATTTTATATTTAAGTATAAAAAAAATATATTACCTTTAATTAAGTATGGCTTTTGCTTTTAATGCGGCATTAATAAAATCAGAAGAAGAGGAACCTTTGAATTATGAAAAACCTAAAGTAAATAAGGATAATTTGTCTAAATTATTAAAACCATCTATGGGAAAAACAAAAGAAGAACCAAGTACAATACAAAATATACACGAAAATTTAAAAGAAGACAATGAAGAAGAACTCGCACAATTTTATCATAAGGAAGAAGCACCTATATTCAAAACAGACTATGAACCTATTGAAGAAAAAGTAGTTCCAAGCCCTTTATTAATGAAAGTAAATCATATATTAGAAATATTAGAACAACAAAAAGAAATCAAAACGAACCAAAAAAACGAAGAAATTGTATTATATTGCTTTTTAGGTTTATTTCTGATATATATCATTGATTCATTTGTTAGTATTGGTAAATATAGTCGTTAAGTTGATTTAGAAAAAACAGCCATATGTTTATCTTGTTTTATAAACTTAAATCCTCTTAATCCTGCCTCGTAAATGAGGTTGTCTAATTGTATGCTTTGATAATTCCAAATATTCTTTCGTTTTATGGTCCCGTGTTTGTCATATATATGTTCGCTTATTATACTATATCCGGGTTTATCATCTACCTCTAAGGAAAATGTATAATTATGTTGAAACTTATAAGAAGGGTTATGTTGAACTATTTGGGATATGTTGGATGGTTTCAATATACTTATAAATAAATATCCTTTGTGTATCAACCAATTATAACATATACTTAAAAAATGTCCTATATCTAACTGCAAATGAATGCAATAAAGAGAACATATAATGTGTGTTTTGTGTTTGTATTTGTATGGGTCATAATATAAGGTTTGAAAGGATAAATTTGGATAGATTTTTTTTGATTGTTCTATCATAAACGACGAACTATCTAATCCAGTTATATTACCGAAGTTAGAAAGTAATTGGACACTATGTCCAGTACGACATTCGAGACATAATATATCGCTATGTTCATTTAAGTAAGGTACAATCGTTTCGCATTCTTTTTTATGAAGATCAATTGTATCGTATAAATCATCGTATACTTTACAATAAAATGGATCAACCATATCTTTATCCATTCTAACATAAGATTTTTCTTCTAATAAGGTAAACCCTTCATAACGAGATATTATAAAAAATACATACAATAATATGAGTATAATTAGTAATTGTATCATTTGTTATATATTTTTATTTTTTTTTTATTACATTTATAAGAATGGATAAATGTAATATTGTAGATAACAGAAAAACATTTACAAGATTATCTTTTTCCAATCATAAAAAGAATAAGGTCATTGAAGAACTAATATCGTGTTTATATTATAAAAAAAGAGACGAAGCTTTACATTGGACCGCTGAGATGATATGCAGTTTATATATATTTGATTTATGGAAAATATATATAGTATTTTACTGTAAATATATACATGTTCATAATGTAAAAATTCCTATTTACTTGTCTAAAAAATTAGAAGAATTCAAACATATACATCAAAGTATTAAAAATGATATGGATATGAAAAACAATGATGATATACGTAATCTATTTTTTACCATTACTATTATTTTATGTGAGACAAAAAATGAAAATACTTTATCCAATAAACCACTTGTGTTTAGTTTAGAAGGTATATATGATAATTTAAAAGCGGACCACATAGAACATATCAAACCATTTTTTAAAGAAGGAGACCCTAAAGAATATTATATTCCAATGAATGAATATGTATATCATATAAATATAACAAAAGACGTCACCAGTATTTTTTATTGGATTGATTGGATCATTGAATACGATATTTACTTAAACAAAAAAAAGAAAAGTATATTTATTCAGAACAGGTCTTTAGTAGATTTTAAAGATGACAAAAAAAATAAAAATATAATATGGTTATTATGGGATATTGTAATTCAAAATTCTAAATCGTGTAGTCCATTAATTCAACAGGCTATCATGTCTCTATTTCGTCTTTTTCAAATAAAATATAAAGTCACTAATAATAAATCATTCAAATGTTTGTTGTATGTATCTATTCATTTAATTCTTTCCAAAGAAATAAACACTCAAATAAAATTAATTGAAAATACAAGTTTATTTCAAAATCTATATAACAATACCCAAATTATATTTGAGGATATAAAAAAGAAAGAAGTCTGGATAGAAGAAGTCAAAACCGAAAAACAAAAACTATATGATTCGGTATATAAAATATAATAAATATATTAAATGACGCTTAGTAAAAAATACGAAGAAATGTATGGAAACAATGCGAACTTTTCAAATGAAGTAAATAAAAATGTATTGAATCAACGTAATAATTATACAAATAATGATTTTAATGACTCTACGAATAACTATGTAACAAAAAACAACTCAACCAATAACTATTCCGAAAAATCCTATAGGAATTACCCAACTGAACCTTCTTATGAACTACCAGTATTAGAAACTGAATCTTCTTCTTGGATGTTTTATACATTTTTATTGTTTGTTTTAGCTTGTGTCGTGGGTTCTATTATTTATTTCAAAGATAACCTAATTGATTATTATAATAGGTTTATAAAACCAAACCCAAATATAAATAATGAACTAAAACAACTTAATAAAAGTATTAAAAAGGAAAAGGAAATCCGCAAAAAAAAAGAAAAGGAAAAAGAAACCAACAAAAAGAAGGAAACAGGTGGGATTCGTCAATTATCTAATCAAATTAATTATAAAAGTAACCAAATCGCAAAAGACGACGGTTATTGTTATATAGGATATGATAAAGATATGAGGTCTTGTGGAGAAATATATGAAGGTCAAGTATGTATGAGTGGTGAAATATTTCCATCTCTAGAAATGTGTATGTTTCCAAGATTAAGAGAATAATTATAATTTATCTACAAATGGAATACTTGTGTCATAAACAATTGGATTACAAGACCCAACCTTTGTGTTACAATTAAGAATGGCATTGGTGTCTCTTAATTGTTTTAATTTAGTTTGACTTATTTTTTTTGGATTATTTAAACCAATATTTTGTTTATATAATTCATTTTTAGTAAGACTATTATCTTTATATTGTAGGGATTCTGCTTTACGACGCATTTTACGTGTTTCATAATCGTATCTAGTAAAATCTGTATTTGCTCCTGTTGTTCTACCAATTCTAGTACGAGCATATGGATCATCATATATTTTCAATCCTTCACGATTCTTATATTCTCTTAAATTGGATAAAGCCAAATATTCAGGATTCCCTTGTGGAAATTCGTTATTTAGTGAATTACTAATATCTACAAAATTCCAACGAGTAGCTGATATATCATCAATGTAAACCGTCCTAGACAATGTGACTAAGGATATATCTTTCAATAATATGTTTCGAAAAGACATTATATATAATTGTTTTATTTATTCTCATTTTGATTATTCTCATTTTGATTATCGCGTGGAGTTTCAGGTTGAGTTTCAGGTTCTTCAAATAATTCTTTACGAATTTCTTCTAGTGAAGCATTTACTCCTAATGTTTTTTCTTGTGTATTCATATTTTCAATAGAAATAAGTTCACCCTTTTCATTGATACTTTGGGTTAATTTATTATCAAACTCATTTGCCTTTTTCATATTTTGTTCAATTGCATTTACCTTAGACTCTTTTACTCTAGTTTCAAAATTTAATTTTGCTTTATCTTCATTTTTCTTTTTCTCGTGCATCAAATCGTTTAGCTCTTTTTCTAGGTAATTTACATTACCAGTTTTGTATGCTTCAGGATGATAAGGTAACCATGTTCCAACCGGACCAACGTATACATCATGATTTGAGTCACTTTCTCGCAACATTTTACAACGTAATTCTGCTTCTTCTTGAGTTGGAAAGACACCACGTACCTTCAATCCTCGTACACTTGTTTGAAACGAATGTTCTTTAGAGAATTGCTTTTCTAGAGCGTCTTCATTTTTATCTACAAAATTTTTATAGTCGTCGGAGACATCATTTTTTAGGGTACTTTTGAATGTATCAACAAAGGACTCGTATTCTTGATTGAGCTCTTCGATAGAAATATTATATTTATGAGAAACAAAATTAATGAATTCATTAAACTTGGTCATCGATTTATTTGTATCATATTGAGAGACAAATTCCTCAAAATAAAATAATTCCTTTTTCTTAATCAAGAATTCAGGAGAAACAAAGGATAAACAAACGAATTTTTGTTCTGAGATTGGTCTATCTTCTTCTAATAAATCTACATTATTCATTATGGTTAATTGTTTTTTCTATTTATATATTTTTTTCTGTTTATTAATTATAATGTTAAATGTAAAAGAATTAATCAAACGCGTTATAAAATATCTAGTGGAAGGTTTGATGGTATCTATTGCCGCATATGCCATACCTAAGCAAAGTCTAAAATTAGATGAAATTGTTCTTATCGCCCTTGTTGCTGCAGCAACATTTAGTATTTTAGATACTTATATACCTACTATGGGTGCTAATGCTCGAACCGGGGCTGGATTTGGTATAGGCGCAAATCTAGTAGGGTTCCCAGGTGGTTTATAAAGTAGGTATAAATTCCCAATCTAAATCTATACATATATTTTTCCATATTTCATCTTGTTCCACTTTTTTTTGTTCTTTTAACATTGGAAAATGTGGTAAATAAGCCATTTCACCCAACAACTCACACAATTTATATAAGGTATAATAATAATTCAAAAAATTTACTCTATCGTTTGGACAATATTTAGAATAAGGAATTTGTATATCCATAAATAAATTACATAATGTATCTTCTAATTTAGGACTCATTACAGGTGGTTTTATACCCAGTCGGTCTTTTATAAAAGGTATATGTTCATAATACTTATTATGTCCTAGCTTCTTTAGGATTTCTTTTGTTTTTTTGTTGGTCAGTTCATATAATTCAATACGCTCTTTTTTTACTTGGCTTTCGATTTGCTTTATGATGTCTTCAGGTATATCGGTAGACTCCTTTGCTTGAAATTGAGACAAAATCTCACGAAAATGGTTGATTCTTTTATAAGCATAAAATGATATTTCTTTAGGAGGGTCTTTGTAAGAAGGTTTATCATTATCCACAAAAAAGGTTTCATTGTTAAAACAATTATTACACAACAAAATACCTTCCATCATTAATTTAATCATTTCACCTTTGTTGCATTTGCTACAAATATTATTATCATACATGAAATCATTTATATTGATATTTACAAAATTATTTTTTTTTATATAATTTTGTATACTTTTATTTAGAGAGTTTGTACTAGTATCTTCATCTTTATTAAAAAATCGTTGAATAAGTTTTTTAGGATTTTTATTTTTTTCGATTTGTTGTTTGCATTCAAAATAATTAAATAAATCAGATGAATTGTTCAAAAAATATTTTTTTTTCTTGTTTCGTAGTTGTTTTAATTTTTGGAGTTCCAAATGATAATTTTCATCATCATCATTATATTTAGACATATTGGACAATAGTTTCTTTTCGGACTGATTTAAATCATTTAGATATTTTGTATATAAATTATCTATGGTAAGTTCTTTATTCATTACTATATCTTAAATAGTTTATTTTATATATTAACAATCTAAATATACATTATGGATAAGAAGACTCTTTTTATTTTGAATGCAAAAAAAAATGGTTGGAAAGTAAAGAGAAAAACGTCAAAAACATATGTATTTATAAAAGAACTGTGTAGCGAACATTATTCGTGTAATTATTTGAATAAGTTCTTATATCAAAATTTAATTAAATAAAAATTCAATTTTTTTTTTCTTTTACTATTTTATAGAATGGGTGGAGGACTTATGCAATTAGTAGCTTATGGCGCACAAGATGTATATCTTACAGGTAATCCACAAATTACCTTTTGGAAAGTAACTTACCGTAGACACAGTAATTTTGCTATGGAATCCATTGAACAAACCTTCAATGGTCAAGCTGATTTCGGTCGTCGGGTAAATTGCACTATTTCCCGTAACGGTGATCTTGCTTACCGCACTTATTTACAAGTTACTCTACCAGAAATTAACCAAAATCTAAATAATAGTGGTAGTGTATATGCTCGGTGGTTGGATTTCCCTGGTCACCAATTGATTGAACAAGTAGAAGTAGAAATTGGTGGTCAACGCATAGACAAACACTATGGCGACTGGATGCAAATCTGGTGCCAGTTGACCCTTGACAAAAATCAAGAAGCTGGTTACAAGAAAATGGTTGGTCAAACCACCCAATTGACCTTTATGACCGACCCATCGTTCGCAGATGTAGATGGACCTTGCGATTCCAATGCCCCAAGACAAGTATGTGCTCCTCGCAATGCTCTTCCTGAAACCACCTTGTATGTTCCTCTACAATTCTGGTTCTGCACTAACCCTGGTCTTGCTCTACCTCTTATTGCCCTTCAATACCACGAAGTCAAAATCAACCTCGATTTAAGAGCCATTGATGAATGTCTGTGGGCGGTAAATAGTTTGTCGCCAGATTCGTCGTCAGACGTAAAAGTAACCTCGGCTTATTCTCAATCGCTTGTTTCGGCGTCGTTGTATGTAGATTACATTTACCTAGACACGGATGAGCGCAGACGTATGGCTCAAAATCCTGCGGAATACCTAATCGAGCAACTACAATTCACTGGTTCGGAATCGGTTGGTTCATCGTCCAATAAAATCCGCCTCAACTTCAATCACCCATGTAAAGAGTTGGTCTGGGTTGTACAACCAGATTGCAATGTAGACTATTGTGCTTCTACTCAAGGTGATTCTACTCTATTCAAAGCTCTTGGTGCTCAACCATTCAATTACACCGATGCTATTGATGCTCTTCCTAACTCCGTAAAAGCCTTTGGTTCAGATTCGGCGGTTGAAGGACCTAACTCGTTCATTGGTGCGTCCGGTCTTTTCCAACAAGCAGAAGCTCCTAATGTTGAAGCTGGTTCCGCAAATTGGTCTATGGGTGCGGATGCTGATGCGGACTGGGCTATGAATGGTGGTTCGGTAGTTGCGTCCGGTGTATCGGATGCCGGTACTTTCGTATTGGCTGAAACTTCGCTCGACATGCACTGCTGGGGTGAGAATCCAGTTGTAACCGCCAAACTACAACTGAATGGCCAAGACCGATTCTCTGAGCGTGAAGGTACTTACTTCGACCAAGTACAACCATTCCAACACCACACTCGCTCGCCTGATACCGGTATTAATATTTACTCGTTTGCTGTAAGACCTGAAGAGCAACAACCATCCGGCACTTGCAATTTCAGTCGTATTGATAATGCTACTCTACAATTGGTTCTTTCCAATGCCACTGTAGAAGGCACCAATACCGCGAAAGTACGTGTATATGCTAGAAACTACAACGTACTAAGAATTATGTCGGGTATGGGCGGTCTAGCATACAGCAATTAAGTCATTTTAAACTAATTTTTATATAATAGTTCATTGTATTATATAAAATCAACGACTTGTCCCCATCAAACGTACAAAAATATTAATAATATCTAAAAATAAATTCGTAGAAACCAACGGATAATTTGGTGAATGTATACATTGCTTAGCATAACTAAATAGCTTGGATGTATCATACGAAATAAACATTGAAAATAATATTATCACGATATACGATATCATATTGTATAAAGGTCTCGTGTATTGTTGGGTAAACAATAAAAACAATTCTGTGATGATAATTACAATAAGAGCAATCAAAAATCCTAAGGATGCTTTATAATATGTTTTGCGTAAAAAATCGGGTATAACGAATACCAATGAAGACATTGCTAAAAATATCATACAAGTCATTATCAATACCCTCTGTAACACAACAGAATATTCAATCGATTTGAAATAAGGATATAATGTAAGTGATATAGACCCTAAAAATACAAGCCATAATATATGATTCATCAAAAAACCATTTTTACTGAACATTGGACGCATCGACAAGAAAATAATAGATACAATAGCTACCAAAAAAGAAAAAAATATATAAGGCATTATTTGTTGAAATACTTTGGATTCTGGTAAAAGGACATTTAATTGGTTCGGTGTATTTAATCCATAATTATACATATGAATGAAGCAACCTACCAAAGAAAAAGACAATCCTAAATATAGGTAAACATTGGTGACAAAATGATCACAATGTGGTTTATTATTTACAAACGCATATTTGTAGACCATTAATATGAAAAAAAACGTTGTAAGCAATATAAACAAAAGATTATTTTGATAATTCATTATAATATAAGAAGGTTTTATTTTGTATTACTATAATCTTGAAAACGTATTATATTATGTTTTTAATTGTTTTATTTTACGAATTAATTTTGAGTCATACACTATACTATCTCCGTAGTAGATTACTTTCTTGGTACACTTTGTACATTTATAAGGTACTCCGCTGATATACACAAAGAACTCCTTGGGTTTGTAGATAAGACATCCTTCGCATTTATAATCGTCCATGGTTTTTTTATTTTTTCTTTTTTTATTTCAATTTTTATTATCAGATAATTCTTTAAATGCCTTTTCAGGGTCATTGTAATTATTCAGTATATATTTGTTCAATTGTGCTGGGGTGACTAGAACGTTGTACTCAAAGTCTTCAAATAAATGTTGACAAGACCTTTCATAAAAAAAATCAAACATTTCAACTATCATTTCGAGAGAACAATACGACACCTCTAAGTTAATATCAATCCGACCAGGCCGGATAAATGCTTTATCTAATTTTTCGACATGATTGGTAGTGACCATCAAAATACGCCCAGGTGTCTCTAATATACCATCCAACAAATTCAAAATAAAAGACAACGTAAGTTGTTCTCCGTCTACATATGGATTATCGTCTTTTTTAAAGGGTTTAATATCTTTATTGGTTTCTATATCTGAAATAATATGATTTTCAAATAATAAACCTTGTGGAAAATCATTATGGAAGTTGTCCAAAGAATCGACTTGCTTAGGTTCTTCTTTTTCCTCTTTCTTTTCTTCGCGTTCATAAATGATATCGGTCAAACAATCGATGTCTTCGATGACATAAATACGTTCATCCATAGATATATTGAAATGTTCGGTTTTTCCATCGTTTAATACATTTATTTTCTCATCAAAAAATAAATTTCTCAATTGTGTTTGGGTTGTATCTTTGTATAATTTAATATTAATCACATGCCGATTGGTATCATTCGCAATGGCTTTGATGAGCGATGTTTTTCCAGTTCCAGGTGGACCGTGTAATAAAATACCTAGTGTATATGGAATACCCTTTTTACAATACCATTCTTTTTTATTCATAAACATATCAATTCGTTCTTTGACTACATTCAAATGTGAACCAAATACATTTTTTAAGGATTTATTGGTATGAAATGGTGTCATCGTAAAGGTGACATTCTTAGGAGCTTTATCCAATTGAATGACCCCTTCTTGGTCCTTAGGTAAACATACATGTTTTTCATCGAAAAAATATTTTTGAATTCCCAGTTTGTTTTTTTGTTCATACAAATACGTTTTGGTTAATTTATCCACAAATTGTTTCATTTCTTTCAGGGACTTGGTATAAGAAATAAATTCAATGTTGTAGATTCCTTTTTCGTCTTCATCCATAGACGTATTTGTCACCATACATTGATAATGTTCATTTAAAATAAAGGTTTCGTCGTTCACTACTGAAAAATCGCTATAATATTTTAGGTTTTTAGAATTATTATGATTCACAATGTAATAGTTGATGGAATTGAATATAATATCATTTTGATTTTCTTTTTGAATGAATTTAATAGACGATTGAATCGTTTTTTCATTTTTTTCAAGAAACACATTTATATTGGATTTTTTTTTGTCATATGTTTTTTTAATATAATCTATTAAGGTGTTCTTTATTTGCGGTAAGTATTGTAATGCGTTCATAAAGATTAAAGAACCTAATACTTGATACATCGATACGTTGTCTTTCATAGATACCATCGTCAACAACTGATTGTTCATCATATGGTTAAACGTAGAATGATCCATTATAGTATGCTTATATTCAAATGTTTATATTTAAATGTTTCATATAAATATTTTTCATAGTATAGTATAATGAAAATAAGTCCAATATATTATGTTACGCTGAATAAATCCTTATTATATCAATTTGTTGGTCATTATTCTATTTTTCATTATGATAAACAAAGAGATCATTATAGATACGGTTCTAAAAAAAGATACAAACTAAAACAAGAATTGGGATATAATGATTTAGTACAAGACCATCATATTATTCCAAAAGAATTCAAGGAGCATGGATTGATACAAGACATAGAATTTGATGTGGGTTGTAGTAAAAATATTATGATGATACCTACACTATATGGAAATGAAAAATTAAACCTACCTAACAATACATTAACGCATTACAAAGGACATCGTTCATACAACGATTATGTAAAATATTATTTAGACGATTTATATGATTTTACTAATTTTGACGAATCTAAGTATCAATTCATGTTGTTTTTTTATTATTTACAATCCAAATTAGAATCCAAAAGCGAGTTACCATGGATATGAATATTTACATTTGTCTCTAGTATATTATTATAGTGGTTCCAAAGGCAACCATTCCCCCAACATAGCTTGTCCGTAATGATTCCAAATGATTTGTAGAACTATGATTTCCACGCCTTTAGATTGAGCCTCTTTCACTGCATCTTTGTATATAGGGTCATTGTCGCTAATTCGAAATGAGGTGGCATCACTACGTTGAACTACAAAACACAATATAGTTCTATAGTCTGGATGCATTTCTTTGATTTGTTGTAATTCTTGAATATGTTTTAACGCACGTGGACTGATGATATCGGTTTTCTTTTTACGATAACCATCTGGGAAAAAGGCAACTTCATCTTGACACAAGGGAACACTTTTGACTTCTAATATAAAGCGTTTATTGTCTTGGTCTATCCCCATAAAATCAAATCGCGAGTTCAACATCTTTTTTTCGCGTTCAAGTTTTTTTAAGTTTTTTAAGGGGGGTACATAATCATATTTTAATGCAAATTCTACTATTTTTTCACCACTTTTTGGATGAATACCTACAATAGTATCCTTATGTTGCCCCAAGTGGATGACGTGAGTACACGTTTTAGGCTCTTTGGATAATGTCATATAGACCACGCTATTTTTTTCACACAAACCACAACAACCTAGGGATGGTGCGTGAGCAATGACTTCTTCGCCGTTTTCCAATAAAACATCGGCTACATAAGGTGATTTGCAATGTTTTGAGGGACGCTTTATAATAGTCCCTTTTATCATTGGTTCGAAAAAACATTCCATTTGAAATAAAATTGAAATAAAATTTTATTTCAATTTTTAAAAACAACATTCTTCCATTAGTTCGTCAATACACGACATATCCATCGTGTTCACATGTTCGGTGATATCGTCATCTACGTTTGGAATTAATTTTAGGTCTGTGAGTACAAGGTCGAAATCATGATAAAACATATACAAAATATAACGCGTTATCCATACCATATTGTAGGCATCTTTTTTTTTACAATAAAGAGAATATTCATTGGGCTTAGAAAATACGTCAATGTTCATATATTTACAATAGTCTTTGTGTTGGCGGAAATATAAAGAATCTGCTTTATAGCATTGTGTGATTTTGAATGAATCGCTAGCAAATTGTTCCATATATTGGTCAAACTCTTTGCGTTTATTTTGTTCGCTCAAATGAATTTGTGAAGGATGACAAAATCGATTTACTTCGTATACATCACAAAAGACAATATAATCATAGGGACTTTGTGTAGATGGATTACGAAACATTTGTGCTGGTTTTAATAATATATTTTGTTTATCAAAGGAAGGTAATTTGTCTACAGAATCATAACACATAGTGGTATTTATGGTTTCCAACTCGATTTCATATTCGCTATTAATCCAAACATAATCTAGAATTTGTTGCGCCATGATGTTTTTATATATTTTATTTATTTATTTCAATTTTTATTGTTATAATAGGTCATCCAATTTTCTGGACAATGTTTGGTACCACCGTCGTATTTTACCGCCATATTTTTTTCGCATAATAAGTCGGACAAGTTAACCTCGTCTAAATATACATCGGCTAAAATGCGTCCATATTTTTCGAGTTCTACTTCTTTCAACATTACCATTTTATCCATCAATAAATCTTTTAAAAAGTTTCGGGTTAAAATAGCACATTCCTTCTCTTGTGCGTTTTTGGTTCGCATTTCAGGACAATCGATCCCTTTTAGACGTACTGAAAAACGATAATAAGGTGATTGGTCAAATGGCATTTTAGACGCAATGGTGATGGTGTCTCCGTCATATACTTTGATTACTTTTCCTTCCGTCAAAGGCGGTACAAATGGAATAGTATCTTTGTATGTAATAGACTCCATGATACTATACTATAAAAAATATCTTTAAATGAATATATTATTTAAAAAAATAAACTTTTATTATAATGTTTGTTAACAATGAATGGAGTAATTTGAAAATAGTCATTTTAGGTATTAATAATGAGTATAAAGATGTTTTGAATGTAATTAAAAAAAAACTAGAAGAAAATAGTATAAAAGTTGTAAGACCAATCCCATATAAAAGATTACATATTACACATTCATTATGGACACGCGATTCAAGTATTGTAATAGATAATCAAGCTATATTGTTACAATTACAAAATATAGATAACGAATATAGAAAACTAGAATATAAGACAATTCCAATGACTAATTCTATTATACAGAATAATGATAAAATAAAACTAGAAGGAGGCGACATACTACAAATGAAAAATAAAATATTTGTAGGTATTCATAAAAGAACTAATGTATTAGGATATAGATGGTTAAAAACCATATTTCCAAATAAAAGTTTTATTCAAATAAAACATACGGCGTTGCATTTAGATTGTTGTTTTTGTATTTTACCTAATCATACGATTCTATATTCTAGAAAGTATATTGAAACATTACCACAATATTGTTATAAACATTTTAATTGTATTAACATAGATAGTTACATTAAAGGAGACCCAAATTTAGCAACAAATTTTTTATTTTTAGATGAAAAAACTATAATTATAGACAATCAATTTATTACAATTAGAACTCTTTTGAGACAATTTGGTTTTAAACTCATTGTCATTGATTTAAAGGGTATCTATAAACAAGGTGGTAGTATACGTTGTTTAACCCAACCATTGTATAGAGTATAAATTTTGAATATGAACAAACAAAAAATCATTTACCAAACCAGCAGTTTTACTTTTCTTACATCCGATTTTTTTTACAAATAGTTATACGCAAAATAATAAATCAATAATAATAGATAAGGCAATACATTGAAGTTGATTTTTTAAATAATATAAAAATAAAATAAGAAATGATAAAAATACAAAATAAATTATAATACATTTTAATGCTTTTACACATAACTAAATACATTTTCATGATAATAATATAACATAAAATATCCAATAATAAATAATATTGGTATAGTTGGAATAATTGCACTTGCCAAAGTATTATTCATTTTTGAAAAATAATTTAATAAACAAATCAATGTTCCACCCAATATAAATAAAATAATGTATTCTAAATTCATATAAATAATATTTTTAAAATTGATCCAAATATCATATAAATAACATTTTATGTATTATGCTGTAAAAAAAGGACATCAAAACGGAATATTTGAATCATGGGAAATATGTAAGCAACATATACATCAATATTCTGGGGCTGTTTTTAAAAAATTCAAAACAAAACAAGATGCCTTGAATTTTTTAAACGATCGCGAAGAAATACTGAACCAAGATAGTAATATTTATGTATATTGCGATGGTAGTTGTATTCATAATGGTAAGTCAAACGCAAAAGCAGGTATTGGTATATATTTTGGTGAAAATGATCCACGAAATGTATCTGAAACCATCAATGGACATAGCAATAATGTTGCTGAATTAATTGCAATGATTCGTGTATACCATTATGTAAAAAAAGATATAACTATTGTAAGTGATTCAAAATATGCTCTACATTGCGTGAAAGAATATGGTAAAAAACAAGAAATAGATTTATGGAAAAATAATATACCTAATCAAGAATTAGTGAAACAATTATACCAAACCTATAAAGATACAAACATACAATTTATGCATGTATATGCTCATACAAATAAAAAAGATATTCATTCAATTGGAAATTCAATGGCAGATAAATTAGCGTATGATTCTGTAATTAATAATTAGATTCTTGTCCATAATTATTGTTTCAAAACATGAGTCATCACACCAAAGAATCATTCGGACCACAATTCAAGAAACTATAATTGGTATGAAGAATACATGACAACATAATTATGCAAGACCAAGTAACTAATAAGCGTGATACCGATAACATATATAATTATATCATGTATATTTATATATGAACTATAAAGCTATCATATTATCTTTATTTGCCTCATTATGCATAGGATTACATATTTTTTCGATTAAATATATTCAACTAAAATGGGAATATTCATCTAAAATAATAGGATTAGTATTTGCGTCATTTTGTTTATGGGTTTTGTCTCGTATATTCCTATTTTGGTCGTTCCAATATACCAACGTATCTACGTTTGTTCATTTGTTTTTAACAAGTTCTATAATGGTGTCTATTTATTTAGATAGGGTAATTCTAAATAAACCGATTGTTGACCCGTGGATATATTTTGGTATTGGTTTAATCCTATTAGGATATTTTATTATTATTTATAAATTCTATTAATATATGTGGTTGTTATTATTAATGGTGATCTTGGTATTAGATTACTTTTTCCTTTTTCTTATTTCAGGTAGAGTATCTAAAATAATATCAAGAATTCAAGGTTCCAAAATGATTGTAGATAAAATGTATGCATCTATAGTATATTTATTTTTATTTTTACAATTATATTATTTTATTTGGTTGAAAAAGGGTACTCTTGTAGAAGCATTTTTATTGGGTTCCACAAGTTATGGAATTTATGAATTTACTAATATGTCTTTTTTAAAACATTGGGATTATACATTAGCACTAATAGATACCTTATGGGGAGGAATATTATATACATTATCGATTTACATTACGCGTTACATAATGAGTCTCAATACAAGGGTAAATACAATAGTATGAACTACAAATCCAAACGCGGTAGGACATCCGCGTTTATCCGAAATGTTTCCTAAAATAGAATTGACCAATTGGTAAGTATATGGATTCGACACTAAAATAAACACAATGGTCGTATACAAAGTATATAACCATTTTTCATAATTCGTGGGTTTTACATTTTTTTTTTCACAATCACACATATATATTATAGACAACAAAATAATTCGTTCATTTTCATGCCTTCTTTGGAAGGATTGTCTTGTAAAAATAGATCACTATACTCTTTTCGTAAAAAATGAAAGGTGAATATCTTGTTTTTTTCTTTGCGTCCCACACGTCCGATTGCTTGAATAATTTTTTCTTGTGTTATGTTTCTAATATCTTCTGACAAATAACCATGTGCGAACTGATAATTGGTGCCGTAAATATAATCACTTGTTGCCAAAATGAGCATAAGTTGTTTGGCATCGGCTAATTCTTTCATAATATCATTGAATTCCAAATCTACTTCATGTAAAACGCCTATACCCAATAAGAGTAATACTTTATAATTGAAATCTACTCGAGTGTTCATAATACGAGTCACATAAGTTTCGTCTAAATCGCCTTTGAATACGTTAGAATTATTATATTGTGATTGTTTTGACCATCTTGTAAAATGTTCATAGGTATTTGGAATATACAAAGGATCCAATTGAACTTGTTTATAACTTCCTTCTAGTTGTTCAATGTGTTTGGACAATCCAATAATATCTGGACTAAAACGCTGATTTTTCATTTTGTTTTCATTGTCTTCGTCTTTTGCTATTTTGTCTTGGTAATCCTTTTTTAGTTTATTTATTTTTTCATTCAATTCTACATTATAGATTATTTTTTTATCCAATTGGTCTAACACATAAGGTTGTATATTCATTTGTTGTATCAATTGACTTACATAAGTTTCTATGTTACCCACGATCCAAATTGCCGGTCCGTGAGTAATATGAGACGCCGATTTGGTCGTAAAATACGTATCATTGATGTAAAGACTATTTTGTTCGGTTGTAAACAATTCATTGCGAATTACTTTATAGTAAAATAATTTAATAAATTGTGCGTCAATCTCATCTATAGAAATTTGGTTGAACTCATCCTTGTAGGACGATTTCAATATATAATTTGCACATTCACCAATACTTAAAAATTTCAAATAAGATTGCCCCTTTGTCTCCAAAAATCGTTCTACGTCTTCTTTATCTTTAAAATAATTATGAGGCATAATGATATTTTGTTTGCTATCCAATAAAGTGATATTGCTCAAATGGTCGATAGTCTCTATTTTATAAAACTCCCCTTCAAATCTTTTTTTATAATCTTCAACAATGGGTTCTAAGTTATTGGGTAAAGTAGCTGACGATAAAACAATCCGAGGAATAACGTTTTTTTTCCAAATTTGAGACAAAGACTCGTGTAAACTATGATGGTCATAATCCATAGTAATCGTTGGTTCATCCCAAAAAAGAATTAGACGTTCTTTATCAAAAAAGGACAACATATACTCCATAGCATATTCATAAGAATGTATATCACATATAAGCATATCTAATTTAGAACCATCGCTATGATTCGGATGCTTGGTTGAGGTGTAACTATGTACCGAAAAATAATGCAACCTTATATCTTGATTCGAATTACATCCAAACGCAAAGCCTGTTTTGACTCCTACATTAATAGCACTTTTTGCTAAATGAATACCAATATGTCTCGAGGCACAAATAAAAATAACTTTGTATTCTTGACACAATCCAATGGGTGTAATGGTTTTACCCGAAGATGTAGGCGAAGTATAAAATATCAAGGAACGTTTATTGTTTCGTAATGTAGTATACATATCTTTTTGATGCTTATGTAATTCAATCGGTTTATAATCAAAGATAGGATTATTTTCAATCACCGAATCGCTATGAGTTAATAGTTCGCTAGGATAAAAATGATACTCAGACAAATGTGTCATTAGTATTTGTTTAAAATAAATATTGATATCATAATGTTTGAACAAATAAAGTATATTATAATAATATTTCACTTTTTTGGTTTTATTTAATTTTTTGTAGTGTTCTAAAATAATATATTCAATAGTGTCCTCTATATGTTGTATATTTTCAATACGAATTTTATCGGCACTATTCAAAGGTTGTTTAGGGGGTTTTAGTTTTAATTCACCCAAATTGTATTTTTTTTTCAACAAAGGTTTAAGAATATAAAGATAAATATAATAATGATAATTTTTGTGATTTATTTTAATACACTGATGTAACGTCAAATGAGTGTTATGTTGAATATCTACATTATCATACCCGTTCTTAATAATATTCATGATAATGAGTTCCTTTTTGTCTAGTTTTTTTTCAATACTAATCCATTCCATTTTAGACAATTTGGATTGTTTGAATTCTTCCATAAAAATATATGTTTATTATTATTTAAATTGTAATATATCTAATGTTGTTCCATCTGTTTTAAAATTATCATTACCATATATTTCTTGTAGCATAATCCATTCAAACATTCCACCAAAATAAATAAATACATTGGAAAATCCTAATTTTTTTAGTTGATTGAATTTTTTAATAATAGATTTGTCTCCATAATTTTTTCCGTAAATAATTATCCTGACTTTCTTGTTGGTTTTTAAATAAGTGTTCATAATATGAATTTCTTGATTTGCTGGAATGGTGTTATGAATGAGACAACCTTGTTCATGTTCCTGTAACGTATTTATTAAAACACTATTTTCTTTGTATATATCTTCAAAATGTATCATTGGAAACGAAGAATATATATTTCCCATATGAATATAATGTTCATTTTTTTAATTGAATTTGACAGTAATTTCGATGGTTTCCTTTTTCAAACATTTACTGGCCGAAATAGATAATTCTTGTCTCTTTTTACGAGTAAGATTCATATTTTTTTTACTACGTGATAGACTATTGTTATTATTCATATCTTCTTCTATTTCTTGATAATGATTTTCAATGTAATCTATAATATTATTTTCAAGTGCCCATTTGAAAAAGTTTAATTGTCCTATAGTGGTTTCAATACTAGAATCTTTACCATATGGAATTTGTATGCGTTCCCATCTACAAAATGGGTCAAATCTTTGTTTTTTAAATGCCTTTAAATTTAATTTATAATCTTCATAAACAATAAATCGTTTGTCATTGGAATTATTGTATTTTGTAAAATATTTTTTGGCATAATTGGTAGTAAACCAATCAATGATACGTAGAGATATTTTAGATTCGCCGTTGATAATCGATAACATTTTATGTAAGTTATTATCCTTGTTATAAAATTTCATTAATTTTACCAATAAAAGTTGGTTTTGGTCAGTTATCATTACTAGAATAAAATTTTTATGTTTATATACGATTTATTTTAAATTGTTTTGAAAATTTAAAATATTCGTGATTGTTGGTTCTTCGTTGTAAATTACATTTCAAACATGATATACATGTATTGTTGTCATAATGACCTATATTGTTATCAAATCTTTCTAGTGACCATTGATGACTTGTTTTTTTCTTATCATAAATAATGCATAATTCATCTTTACAATAATAGCATTTTAATCTTGAAAAATATAATTTATCTATCATTTGTTTATAAGTAATGTGTAAATCAGGGTCGAATCTATGTTTCAATTTATCTTGTTGTTTATATGAATTATATTTCTTTTTTAATTCTTGTTGTATATGTGTCTCAAAAGAGACATCATTATAAATATTATCTATATATTGAATTTGACACGAAATGTCATAATTTAAATTATATAAATTTGTTTTTAAATGCTGATTATATTTAATCTGTTTCATATATAAACATAATATATATATAATATTAATGAATGAATTAAAAAGTGATTGTAAAGAACTGAATGCTTTGAACTATCGTACTATGATTCATACAGGTAATACTATAAATAATAAAAATATTGATACTACCGAAGAATCTTTGGCTATTTTTTTAAATCAAGACATGGACAAAAATCGTAAAGGGATTTGGTCTAAATTAACTAAAACTGCCAAAATAAATAAAATTAAAAAATATATCAAAGACATTAGTGAAACCTATGATTTGAATGAAGAAGAAATGACCCAAGCCACTAATTTTTTTATTAAAATTATTGAACGAAAAAAATTAAGTAAAAACAATGAATTGAATTATAATCAAGATAGTGGAAACATTGAAAATATACCTGGATTGACCTTTCATCAAAAAACGCGTAGTTTTTCTCTTGTTCAAGATAAACCGACTACTTTAAAAAATAAATCTAAAAAGAAGGATAATGAAAATTGATTTAAAATCATTCGCAATATATATTTTATTATGCAAGAAGATATATTACAGTTGGCAAAAGAATTCCCACATAGTATTACCAATAATTCTTTCAAAGATAAATTACTTATTCATTTGAAGGATAAAATAAATGATGAAGAATTAACCCACTTACTAAATGAACATAATTTCATACGAAGTAAAGAGAGTTTTATATCTTCGTATGAAGAACAACTTTTATTAAGACCAAATATAGTAGACCATATCGAATACTTAAAACAAATAAAACAACCAGAACAGCGTACCAAAGAATGGTACGAGTTTAGATTTAATCATCTTACAGCAAGTAATGCGTGGAAAGCATATTCTACTAAGGAAAAAGTAAAAAATCAACTCATATATGAAAAGTGTGCTCCCAAAGAACATTATAGTTCAGGATTAACCGAAACACCTATGAGTTGGGGGAATAAATACGAACCATTGACGATCCAATTCTACGAAATGAAAAACAATACTGAGATTAGCGAATTTGGTTGTATTGAACATCCGACCCACTCCTTTTTAGCCGCGTCGCCAGATGGTATTGTGACTGGAACTAATAATTTCGGTAGAATGATTGAAGTAAAAAATGTGGTTAGTCGTGTGATTACTGGAATACCCAAAGAAGATTATTATATTCAAATGCAATTACAAATGGAAGTTTGTGATTTGAATGAATGTGATTTTGTGGAGACAAAATTTATAGAATATGATAGTTATAATGACTATATAGAAGATGGGTCAGGTTGTTTTACCCATGATGAAAAATATAAGGGTATTATCAAGGTATACATTAATAACAATGAACAATATGTATACGATTATATGGACATTCATTGTACAAATATAGAAGAATGGCTAGATAATAAAAATGAAAATACTGAATATGAATGGTTCAAAAACGTGTATTGGAGGTTGGAAGTTTATTCTTGTGTATATGTTCCTCGTTGTAAGTTTTGGTTTGACCATACATTTCAAGAGATCCAAACTTTATGGGATACTATTTTGGAAGAACGTGGAAATGGTGAATACAAAAAAAGAGAACCTACCAAGCGTATAAAAAAAGAAATAGTCCACTTGAATACTTGCCAAATTCAAATGAATTTGATATAAAATTATAACCTTATGATGTATATATGAATGAACTATATCAAATGTGTATTTTTGTAAGTGTTCTTTCCTTAGTTTGTTGTTGTTATAAAGAAAGATGTGTTCAACCTGAACCAGTAGAACCAGAATTAAGAGTTCAATTAAATCCATTTCACACAGTATCTTTTCATAATGAAGAATTATGTTTTCATAAAGAAGGTGAATGTATCATTTGTTTAGAGGACTATGACACACAACCTTTAAGAGTATTGAAATGTTTTCACGTGTTTCATAAAAAATGTATTGATAAATGGTTGATCACATCGCAAAAATTAAAATGTCCGATTTGTTCGTATAGTATTTTATAAAATGAAATAAATACATAATATTCAAATAATATAGTATGGACCTTATTGAATCTTATTCAGGTAATGAGAAACGTTATCATTCCTATTTGAATGGGGCGTGTGATTTTTTTTATATTCAAGATTCTGAAGATAAATTTAACATAGAAGTTTGCAAAACTCCTGAACAGAACTCCTTTCAAACTATATATAATGTAAGTGTAAAAGAAAACCATTTACAATATGGGTGTCTTTATAAAATAGTAGATGCGTTTGTATATACATCACCTATGATTACATTTGAAACCTTTGTAATGAATGAACCTTATTGTCATCCACATAAGTTTGAACCGCTTTGTTGTTTAGAAACTTGGCGAGATATCAACACGAATGATATTGAAGTTTTACATAAAAGAACCAAAGACCTTGGGGGATATGAAATAAAATTATCTCATTGTATGTATGAAATTAACGAACTCAAACACCAGATAGAGCTATTATCTTATAAAGAAAATAAACCTTATTACGAAATGTTTAAAGAATATACCGAAGATCAGTTTATACATTTTATGCATAATATTGAACTAGGTGGATGGTTATGTTTGATTGCTGGATTATTTTTAAAAATATTTGTATATAAATTATAAAAACGAAATACTACCAAAAGATGGTCAGCTATATCTAAAAATAAACAATTGAATGTATTGTGATGTTTTTACTCCATATATGAAATACTTAAATAAAACCTACGGATTAGGAAAACAAAGGATATTTGTAAAATGTAAGTTATATATTTAAATGATATAAAATAAGGTTGTATAATATATAAATGTCGTATGTGATCAAACGCAATGAACAAAAAGAATTATTATCTTACGATAAGATTTTAGAACGGACTAAAAAATTAGGAGACAAATACAATTTAGAGATTCAGTATAGTGGACTAGTTTTAAAAATCATTGACCAATTGTATAATAATATCAAGACGTGTGAAATCGATGAATTAATGGCCGAACAATGTGCATCTATGGGTTCTATACATTACGATTATTCCAAATTGGCCGGATATATTTGTGTATCAAATCATCACAAAGAAACTAAACATACCTTACTTGAAAGTGTACAATTATTGTCAAAAAAATATTTATCCACTCGTTATTATAGTATAGTCGAAAAGCACCATAAAGAACTAGAACATATGATTGTATACGAACGAAATTTTTTAATTGATTATTTCGGATATAAAACTTTGGAGCGTTCTTATTTGATGCGAAATAATAATAAGGTGGTTGAAAATATTCAGCATTTATGGATGCGTGTCTCTATCGAAATACATGGAGAAAATCTTGATAAAGTGAAGGAAACTTATGATGGTCTAAGTAAAAAATTATTTATTCATGCTACACCAACCTTGTACAATTCTGGAACTAGACGTCCACAATTGAGTTCATGTTATTTGTTGGGTATGGAAGACGATAGTATTGATGGTATTTTTAATACACTCCACGAATGTGCGTCAATTTCAAAATGGGCTGGTGGTATTGGTCTACATATTCATAACGTTCGTTCAAAAGGTACTCATATTTCAGGTACAAATGGTAAATCCAATGGGATTGTTCCTATGTTGAGAGTATTCAACAACACCGCAAGATACGTGGACCAAGGAGGTGGTAAACGAAATGGTAGTTTTGCCATTTATTTAGAACCTTGGCACGGAGACATCGAAGAGTTTTTAGAACTCCGTAAAAACCATGGTGAAGAAGAAATGCGTGCGCGCGATTTATTTTATGCTTTATGGGTACCTGACTTGTTTATGAATAAAATAGAAAAAGACGACGATTGGTATTTGATGTGTCCGAATCAATGCGAAGGATTGTCGGAATTATATGGAGAGTCCTTTGAAGCATTATACAATCAATATGTCAGTGAAGGAAAATATCTAAAGAAAATGAAGGCTCGCGAACTTTGGTTTAAAATTTTAGATAGTCAAATGGAAACCGGTACTCCGTATATGTTGTATAAAGACGCGTGTAATAAAAAAAGTAATCAAAAAAATTTGGGCACCATACGTTCCTCCAATTTATGTTGTGAAATTATAGAATATAGTGACAAAGAAGAAAGTGCTGTATGTAATTTAGCCAGTATTTCATTGTCTTCCTTTGTGAAACCTAGTAAATATAAATTCAAAGGAAACGTAAACGTATATACAAAAGAAAAGTGTAAATGGTGTTATTATTTAAAACATTTATTAGACCATCATAAAATCATTTATACTACTCATTTGATTCCTGAAAAGGAGTATGATTCTTTTTTGAAAGAGCACACTACATTTCCACAATTATTTGTAGATCAAGAAAAAATTGGAGGGTTCAGTAAAGTAAATGAATTATTAACTCCATGGTTTGATTACAAAGGTCTTCATAAAATTACAAAAATAGTCACCGAAAATTTGAATAATATCATTGATGTGAATTATTATCCAACCGAAAAGACCAGACTCAGTAATAAAAAACATCGACCTATTGGAATTGGAGTCCAAGGGTTAGCGGATACATTTGCGATGATGAATGTTGCGTTTGATAGCAACGATGCCAAACAAATCAACAAAGATATTTTTGAGACAATGTATCATGCGTCTATGGAAAAAAGTATGGAACTAGCCAAAGAAAAACAAGGTCCATACGATAGTTTTGATGGTTCGCCTTTGAGCCAAGGAATCTTCCAATTTGATTTGTGGAATGTGACTCCATCGAATAAATATAATTGGGATAAGTTACGCAATAATATTATGGAATTTGGAACTTATAATTCGTTGTGTTTAGCACCAATGCCTACTGCGTCCACTAGTCAAATATTGTCTAACAATGAATGTTTTGAACCATTTACAAGCAATATGTATACACGACGAACACTTGCTGGCGAATTTATGGTCATTAATAAGCATTTGATGAAAGAGTTAATTGATTTGAACATTTGGAATAGTTCGATTAAAAATGAAATTGTTAAACATAAGGGATCGATTCAAACTATAAAGGAAATTCCAGATTATATCAAACAAAAATATAAAATTGTATGGGAAATGTCTATGAAATCGATTATCGATATGGCAAAAGACCGCGGAGCATATATATGTCAAAGTCAGTCTATGAATTTATGGGTAGAAGACCCTAACTATAAAATTTTAACCAATATGCATTTGTATGCTTGGAAATCTGGATTAAAAACAGGTATGTATTATTTACGTCGAAAGGCAAAACATCAAGCTCAACAATTTACCGTTGTACCTGATAAAGAAGACCCCGAATGTTTAATGTGTGGTTCTTAAATTTCTATATACCAAGTAGACCAAGCTAATTTATATCTTATATCAGTTTCATACAATTCGCTCATATCTACGTATTGAGACATACTTTCTAAGGATAATTTTAATTGGGTACTTTTGATTTGGTCAGGCGACCAAAACGGAGATTGAATCACGTGCTTTACACAAAACCCCTTTGTTTTATGCTGACACACAACTAAAAACAATACATCTTTTGAACCATTGACACATTTGGGCATCCACGCCATATAATAGTCATTTGGTTTTCTATTTTCTTGGATGTATTGTTCTAACTCATTTATTTTGTTAATGATATGTAAATCTGGATGGTCTCGATAACTAATAAAACGGTTATGTTTTTCATTTGAAATCAAATGCGTCATTATATTGTTCATCCAGTGTTTACTTATGAACGATGCTTTTGTATGACCTAGCATAAATAAATCTTCTTGAGGATTTGAACTAGAGACATATATTTTAGAATTACCATTGGGCAAGTGACCAGAACGTAAACCTAATACACTGATGAATCCACTGAATAAAAGGAGAAGTCTCATTATTATTATTGTATAATATTTTATTAAATAGGATTCATACAATACAATAAATATTGCATATCTATAATTCCATATGAACGCGTAATATATCCTTTAGAAAATAATCGTTTTAGTTCATGTTCTACCCTTTCTTTGGAAAACAAACGGTTCAAAATGGATTCATAGTCTCGGTTAAAATTATTCCGCATAGTATCATGTTCACATGACATCTCAAAAGAACATATAATATCATAGCCGTCTAATATCACAATGACTTGTTCATTTAATCCATGGTTAGTTTGCTTCATATTCCAAAAAGGATACATATAGTTTGGAAAATGTTTTACTAAAAATACATTATCATTTGCTAGGTCAATTTGTTCATAAATATATTCTGGATAATGTACGTCATTGTCTCGTGTCTTGATATTTAGAAATTCCAAAAGGTCGCGTTCCAATTGTATTAACTCGTGGATATTTTTGTCGATTATAAACTCAAATATAATTTTTTCGTCGATTGTCGTGGATATACTAAAATATCCGACTCATGGTTCATTCAAGAGATTACTTTCTAATACAAACATATTACTTTGTAAAAAAGGCCATGGTTCATTGTTATAATGAAACATTTGAATTTGGTTTACATCGTGGCAACCGTTTAAAATACTTAGATGTTCTTGTTGGTGGAGTTCGACCAATCCTTTTATCTTGAAAAACATTTTAATACGTGAAAGTAGTTCATCCATTAGCATTATATATATTGGCTTGTTTAAGTATGTTTGACAACAATGTTGCGCATAATAGGAGAAACAAACGCATCTATTTCTTTCAAGGCTAATTTGTATTCGTCAATCGTTATATCCTCTATATAACACAATTGTTCCGCACGTTCAAACTTTTCCATTAGTTTGTTATACGTTGGATAGTCGGGAACCAATTGGTCAATCGAATATTTGATTTGTGGGTCATATAAAGTAGATTTATGTTCCATGATATACGATTCATACTCTTGTTTAGCTTCTCTCCATAAGAACCATTGTTGGTCAGCATACTTGTCTTCTTCATATTGCAGTTTGTGTTGGGTCAAGTTCGCTAAGGAAAATGTCGACACCAATGTATCGTCCAAATATACAGAACATTGATCACAGTTCACCTTGAATTGTATAGTCCATAGGTCTTTATAAGGAATGTCAAACGTTCCAATATATATATTTTTAGAACATTGATAATATAAACCTTGATATACATCAAATGAATACATCGTATTTTTCTTTGTAGTAGGTTTCAACGTAGTTGTGTCATTTACAATGTGAAACATATCGTATAAATCAATACCTAGCATAAATACATATACATAATGACTTTATATGTATTCCAATAAAAATTGAAATGATGTCTTATTATGGATTTTGGAAAAATGGAAAACGTCACGGAAAATGTAAATATTATGAGAATTGAATAATTCTATATCAAGGTCAAGGTAAATCTTATAAAAATGGAGATATGATATGAAACACGGACGAGGAAAATTTTATAATAGAAATGGAAATATTGAATCTCGAGGTCAATGGAAAATGGAGAGTTTCAATATTAACAAATGGTTCGCATCCAGCACGAAATGTCTCCATCAAAATTATTTTCATAAATATAAATTGCATATCTTTAATCTTGGAAACGTGCCAATAAGCTGAAAACCCATATTTTTGATAACATTTATAAATATAAATCCATCGCGCATTTCAATGTGTTCAAATTATGCGGAAATAAACGCTGACTATTATATTTATAAAAGTTACCAAAATAACCTATTATTTTATCTACCAATATATCTATATTTTCTACAAATAAGAAGTCGCATAATTCAACCAGTTTCAAATAATTGTATTCATTGATATGGAGACAAGCAAAATCATTCAAATATTCTTTCTTTGGATTGTTTACAAAACAATGTTCCAATTTTTCGTTTTCATCACTCTCTTTTATGGATTCGTATAATTTTGATTTGAACCACATCTTGAATGATTATTTAATTTTATTTTAATATTATATATGATGAAAAAATTTTATGAATGGGCAAAATGGGAAAGTATTACGCATAATGTTTTATTTGTATTTATAATATACATATTATACTTGTTTCTTATGAATAATAAAGAAAGAACTTTAACGAATATTTTATTGTTTACAATTATACTTGGTATAACTACTATGATCCACCAAATTATAAATATACGCAATCATACAAAAACAAATTATATTTTATAAAAATTGAATTTCATGAAAATAAATAATGTAACTATGACACAATTCTACCAAAATAATATGCCTTACTACATTGGACAATGGGAAAATAATATAAAAAACGGACAAGGAAAATATTATCGTGAAGATGGGACGCTTCAATATCAAGGACAATGGAAAAATAATTTGCCTCACGGACAAGGTAAATATTATCGTGAAGATGGTACGCTTATTTATGACGGACAATGGGAAAATAATATGTATAATGGTGAAGGTAAATATTATCGCGATGACGGAACCATTTACTACGAAGGATAATTTAAGAATGATGTATTTTGCGGACAAGGTAGAATATATTACAAAAATGGAACACTTAGTGGACAATGGGAAAATAATGTGTTTCAAGGATAAGCATATAATATCAAATATTTTGTAGTGCTTATTTTTTATTGGTTGAACAAAATATAGTTGTGCGTTTAAGATGACCAATATCGAACCTT